GCTGAAATCGAAAAATTAAGAGCAGAATTTTCAGCTATTAAAACTGAAAACGAAGACTTAAAAGCAAAATTAGAATTAGCAGCTCAAACAGAAGAGGGCGCTGAGGCTATCGTAATGAATCCAGAAAATAAAGTTGAAAGTGCTGGATTTAAATTTTCAAAAAACAGAACAAAATCTATACAAGATTCTGTGTATTCAAAAATGTTTAACTAATTAATAAAAAAAATAATGGCTACTACTACATCAATCACTACTACCTACGCAGGCGAATTCAAGGATAAGATTATCGCTGCTGCTTTATTGTCAGGTTCTACCATCGAAAATGGTGGAGTTGAAATTAAACCATCTATCAAGTATAAAGAAGTTATTAAAAAACTTTCTACTGATGCTATTTTGAAAGATGCTACTTGTGATTTCTCTGCTACTTCTACTGTAACTCTTGCTGAAAGAATTTTACAAGTTGAGGATTTACAAGTGAACTTACAACTTTGTAAAAAAGATTTCCATTCAGATTGGTTGTCAGCACAACAAGGTTACTCAGCTTATGACGTATTACCTACTTCTTTCCAAGATTTCTTAATGGCTCACGTAGCTGCTAAAGTTGCTGCTAAAGTTGAAACTAATATCTGGAGTGGTGTAACTGCTAACGCTGGAGAATTCAATGGTTTTGCTACTATCGCTTCTTTAGACGCAGGTTTACCAACAGCTCAAGAAATTGCAGGTACAACTGTTACTGCTGCAAACGTAGTTGCTGAATTGGGTAAAATCGTTGATGCTATCCCAGCTGCTCTTTACGGTAAAGATGATTTATATCTTTATGTATCTCAAAACATCGCAAGAGCTTACGTTCGTGCTTTAGGTGGTTTTGGAGCATCAGGCTTAGGTGCTAACGGTACTAACGCTCAAGGTACACAATGGTTCAATAACGGTTCTCTTTCTTTTGACGGAGTTAAGATATTCGTAGCAAACGGATTGGCTGCTAACACTGCTATCGCTGCTGAAAAATCTAACTTATTCTTTGGATGTGGTTTATTAACCGACATGACTGAAGCTAAAGTTTTAGACATGGCTGATTTAGACGGTTCTCAAAACGTAAGAGTTATCTTAAGAATGAGTGCTGGTGTTCAAATCGGAATCATCGAAGATATCGTAACTTACGGAATCACAAACGCTGCTAACTAAAACTAACAGCAAATTTTAATAGCAGGGGATTAATTTCTCCTGCTTATTTTTAACAATTTAAATTAATTTATTATGGCATGTGATATTTCTTTAGGCAGAATAGAACCTTGCAAGACATCTAACGGTGGATTGAAAGCGGTTTATTTTGTGAATGAAGGAGATGCAACTGGCGTAACGTATGATGTAACAGATACAGATGCGATTACAGCAGTAGCAGGTACTCCAGTAGCATACAAATACGATTTGAAAGGTAACAGCTCTTTTGAGCAGGCTATCACTTCATCTCGTGAAAATGGAACTACATATTTCGAGCAAACTTTAAACTTAACGCTAAAGAAATTAAGCGTAAAAGATAACAAGCAAATTAAACTATTATCTTATGGCAGACCTCAGGTTATTGTAGAAGATAATAACGGAAATTTATTTTATTGCGGATTGGCGCATGGTATGGATGTATCAGGTGGTACTATCGTAACTGGTGCAGCTATGGGAGATTTGAGTGGTTACACTTTAACTTTAGTAGGTCAAGAACCAGTACCGGCTAATTTTATCTTAACAAGCTTAACGACAGCAGGTTTTACAGTAACTTCTGGAGTTTAATTTTTCTATGTTTCATGTTTAGGGGGTAAGCAATTTGGCTTATCCCTTTTTTTGTGTTTAAAAAATCAAAACAATTATTTTTGCGTTTATTAATCAAATGATAATTTTAAAAGAAACTTCAGATATTCAGCAGATAAAATTAATACCTACAAGGGGTAATAATGTATCTACTTTGACTTTGAGAAATGAATCTACAAATGAGGTTACAACATACATTACAAATGGTGTATCTACATCTTATTATTTGTTAATAAGTCAATTTTTTAATAATTTAAAAGAGGGGCATTTTTACGAAGCTACTTTTACTTACTTTGGTGCTTTGAGGCATCGTGATAGAGTATTTTGTACTAATCAAACTATTGCTAATTACACAATAAACAAAGACGAATATATAGCGTCCACAGATAATATAATATTTTATGAGTAATAATATACACTTTGTTCAATTAGAGGCTTACAAAGCTCCTAAAAGCGTTGAAACTAAAAAAGACGCTTGGGTAGGTTTTGGAGAAGATAATAACTATTATCAGGAATTGATAGATAGATATAATAATAGCACAACTAATAGCGCTATTATAAACTCTATTTCTAAATTGATTTATGGTAAGGGTTTAGATGCTACGGATAGCAATAGAAAGCCTAACGAATACGCTCAGATGAAAATGCTATTCCGTAAGGATGTAGTTAAAAAATCTGTTATCGACTTAAAATTATTAGGTCAATTTGCTATTCAAATTATTTACAATAAGGCAAAAGATGCGATTGTAAAATTAGAGCATATTCCCGTACAATTATTAAGAGCAGAAAAGTGTAATAAAAAAGGCGAAATTGAGGCTTACTATTACTCAGATAATTGGGAAGACATCAAGAAATTTCCACCACAAAGAATACCAGCTTTTGGATTTGGTGATAAGACTTTAGAGATTCTATTTGTTGGTAATTACACGGTAGGTCAAAAGTACTATTCTAACGTTGATTATTTAGGTTCTATTCCTTACGCAAAGTTAGAAGAGGAGATTTCTGATTATTTAATCAATGATGTTCAAAGAGGTTTCTCTGGCAGAATAGTAGTTAATTTTTCAAATGGAGTTCCGGACGAGGAGAAGCAACAACTTATTGCAAGCAAGGTTAAAAAACAATTAACTGGTAGTGGTGGAGACCCAGTAATAATATCTTTTAACTCAGACGAAACTAAAAAAACTACGGTAGATTCTATTCCTTTAAATGATGCTCCAGCTCACTATGAATATTTAAGCGAAGAGGCAAGAGGTAAGATTTTATTAGGACATAGAGTTACAAGTGGTTTACTATTTGGTATTCAATCAGCTAATGGATTTAGTTCTAATGCAGACGAATTAAAGAATGCTTCTATCTTATTTGATAACATGGTTATAAGACCATTCCAAGAAACGTTAATAGATGCTTTTGATGAGATTTTAGCTTTTAATAAAGTTAGCCTTAATCTTTACTTTAAAACGTTGCAACCTTTAGAATTTATCGATTTAAACCCTGCTATTGTAAATGACGAAACTGCTGAGGAATCTACTGGAGTTAAAATGTCAAAACATTTGGATGAAATGGATTTAGAGGCTTATGGCGAAGAGATGGATTTAGATGAGTGGGAGCTAATAGATAGCAGAGAGGTAGACTACGAAACGGAAGAGGAATTAGACGCAGAATTAGAGCGTTTAAACAATCCTAAAAAATCGTTGATGTCTAAGATATTTAACTTTGTAACTACCGGTGTAGCACGTCCAAATGCAACAAGCGAACAAGATGGTGTATTATTTGTATCACGTTATAGATATAATGGGGAAACTACCGACGTAAGTAGACAATTTTGCAAAAGAATGACAGCTTTAAATAAATTATATCGCAAAGAGGATATAATGACGATGAGTCAAAAGGCAAGTACTAATCCCGGTTGGGGTCCTAAAGGTGCTGATACTTACGATATCTTTTTATATAAAGGCGGAGGCGCTTGCCATCACTTTTGGACTCGTGAAACTTACAGACGTATAGGCTCTTTTAATAGAAAAGGCGATAATAAAAAAGAGGTTACTCCATCTCAGGCAAGAAAAGAGGGGGAAATTGTACCAGTTAACGACCCTAAAGTATATCAAAGACCAATTGATATGCCTTATGATGGTTTTTTACCAACTAATCCAAGATTTAATAAATAATATGGCGCAGGCACTTTTTATCAGCAGGGATGATATAGTAAAGTTTACAGCTTTAAATGGCAATATCGATACAGATAAATTTATACAATTTGTAAAGATAGCGCAAGACATCCACATACAAAATTACTTAGGTACTAAGCTATTTAATAAAATCAATGACGGTATAGTAGCAGGTAATTTAGCTTCGCCATATACAACGCTTTTAAGCTCTTATATTAAGCCAATGGTTATACATTGGTCAATGGTTGAGTTTATGCCTTTCGCAGCTTACACGTTCGCAAATAAAGGAGTTTATAAACATAACTCAGAGAATAGCGAAAACGTAGATAAGTTAGAAATTGATTTTCTTATTGAGAAAGAGCGTTCAATCGCCGAGCATTATACAAGGCGTTTTATAGATTATATGTGTTTTAA